CCGGACCAAATCAGTAAGCTGACTCAGTTTTGTTGGCTTGAAAGCTGCCAACACTGGTACTGACCGAATAAAGTCGCGACCTCTCAAAAGACTGGCCCTAGCAAAAGTAGAAAGCCAAATCTCATTCTTGCGATCATAGATATCTGATTCAAAGAAATAGGTTGGCAATCGGTCATAGAAAATGCTATGCTTGTGCAACATCCATTCTCCAAAGAGAATGTATCTATCTTCTAAGATATCGAACAGATCATCTGCATAGGTTCCCGCCCATACATGAAGTCTGTGAAACTCTTTAGCTGCCGCAGGACTTCCGCGATGCCAAAGTTTTGGCTGAAGTTGGTTGTTAAAGAAGATGGACACGCAACTGCCGTCCATCTTCTCTTACACCGTGAGAAATTCACCAGCTAATTTATTGAATTGTATCACCTCGGGGTCCTTAGCGGAGGACAGCCCGGAGCCTTCAATGTGTAGCGTTCGAGGTAGCTTGATCATACTACTACCGTAATTCTCACAAATTAGGTGTCAAGCGTAACCGCTCTCCTCGCGAGCTAAGATGAAAGATTCAGTGAAAGTTTCTTCTGCCTTACCATCTATGTTGCTGACGGTAAACAGATTACAATTCACGTAGGTTTCGTCTTCAGATAAGGTGCAGCGGAAGGTGTCAACGCATTCGCCAACATCTAACTCTGCTGCCTTACCTTTGACGGGCTCGTAGTGAATCTCATAATCAGGAAGATAGACGTAACCTTCCTTACCAAATTTCTTGACAAAGAGAACGTATATCTTGCTCATCTCAAAAATCTCCGGGCGCAACCTGAAAACAAGTAAGTCCCTTGCTACGCCAGAAGTCAACTACCTGATTACGATCATCAAGAACGCACAGTACGTTATACTGTCCTTCAATGTTATCAACGTAGATTTCTTCCTTGATAATGGAGTCCTTGCGCATATCGTCAGACTTACGCATGAAGAGTTGGTACTCTATAGGATACTCACCCTTGGGTCCATTGAGCAAGCAATACTTCTCAATAAACCTAATGGTCTCCGGTCGGTACTTATCTTCACGCCCAGAACAGAAGATGATCTTTCTACCAGCTTTGTAATGAGCGAGAACTGTCTCAATGACTGGCCAGTTGGGCAAATCCTTAATATCACAGTTAGAAGCGTCGTAAGGGCTTCGGCCATGGATCAAAGCTAGTGTACCATCCAAGTCACAAAGGACTGCTTCTGGTAAACCTTCAATCCATTCAGGAGCCGCAAATGCAGGAGCATTGCCCTTGTTTTCCTTATAGATTTCTACGCGTGGCTTGTAGAATTTGAACTGGTTTTTCCCAGACTCTTTCCACCACTTCTTGATCACATCATCAGGAACACGAGCAGCGCCTTCACGCTTAGCATTGCGCTCCAAAGCTTCATCCAACTCAATGAAGAAAGCCTTCTCATAAACTTGAACGTCTGTGTTGACCGACTTAGCAATCTTGCAGACATCATCGAAGTGACGACGATTGAGATTCAAGTTGTCGATGATGACGTTCTTGCCACGCTTCAACGCATCTCGAATAAGATAGTTGCGGGCGTCCGTAACCATCTTCTCATAATCTGCACTCCACACGCTGCCATTCATCATGGCACGGAGATCGTCGTTGTTGACTCGAACCCAGTTCGATGGATCCTTTGCCACAATCTGCTTTGCATAGGTGGACTTTCCAGAACCTGGAATGCCAACCAACATTTCTACTTTAATCATTTCTTTGCTTTCTTTTTCAAAAACCTTAGGAGAGTATCAATATGTTGAAGATATTTAGGATCACAAACATAAAACTCATCATCTAAGTTGCGCGTATTATCGTGTATCTTTTCTTTTGTCCATTTAGGATAAGTGGATACTGGCAACCAGAGTATAATTCCGGTTGGTTTTGAAATCATTGTATAGCCATGCGGCCGGATAGTTTTTGCATCAAACCCCTTAACCGTATCAACAATTATGGTAGGATAGGGAAAATCACCATTGAAAGTGAATGATTCATTTCTACTTTTGTTCTCTAAAGGAACATCTTCTACAATGATGTCAAAAGAGTCTTTCCATTTATCAGCTTCGGCTATATTTTCTCGGATAGTAAGTTTAGGGATTTCTACCTTTAAACCGTGGAGCTTGAAAAACAGGGCCGTGTAAAATTGCCATTCATGGCCTTCTTTAAGCTCTTTGATGAAAAGTTCATCATTCTCGCTCCATGGAATATCGTTCATTTGAAAAACTCCGCTTGGTCCATATACTGGAATCCAGCTCGTTGCGCAAAGGTTTTATCCGTGGTCATATCACCTACGAAGATACACTCTTTGGCGTTTAGTTTATGTTTGAGAATGAACTCAACTCCCACACCCGGCATGGGTTTCCTGCAATAGCAAGAGATTGGCGCTGACTGGTGGGGACAGAATCGATACTCAATATCAATACCAAGTAACTGATTGGTGTGATCGAATAGCTCAATAGCCGTCTGCTCACTCAACTCACCTTTAGCGATACCGCTCTGATTGGACATGCCAAGTAGAATATATCCCTTGTCTTTGTAAGCTTGAAGTACCTTGGTGCGCCCAGGCTTGATTTCAACCTGATTCTTAGCAACTGGGTACTTGTCGTTACCACCCACACACTCACGTAAAGTTCCATCATAGTCAACGATGATGGCCTTGTTAGTGAACTCCGGATTCACTTTGCGAATGAACTTGTGAACTTCTACCTTGGAAAAGCCTTCCTCTACGGTTGGCTTCTGAAACTCTTTCTTGTACTTGAACAAGACGGTAGGCGGAAAGATATTGGTATGCTTAGCTGCCTTGATCGCTTCCGGTGTCGGGAATTTGCCAATTAGCTGGATAGCCCTCTGAACTACGTTGAATTGAGCGTCTTCAATCGAAGTGCTCATCAGCGTACAGCTCACATCAGCCCCATACTTCTTGGCCAGCTCAATGAAGGGCTTACGCACTTCGACAGTTGGGAAGGTGTTGTCAAGGACAATATCCTTACCATCTTTGAGCAGAGCCTCCATTTTTGGAAGAAGTCCAACGATGGTACCGCCTTCTGTGTCTCGGTTGAGAGCTACGGCACCTTTCTTGATTAGCTCTTTGGTAACCGTACTCTTACCCGAAGCCGGGTAACCCAAAACAACCTTTACTTCAGACATTACCAATTTCCTTTTCTAGTTCTATTTCAGCTTGTTCCATCTCAGCATTAGATGCTTCTAGCTGAGCCCGTGTGGCTTGTAAATCGGCCACACGAGCTTTGTTCCTAGCCACTTGTAAAGCGGCCTGTTTTTCGATAGCAGAGAAAGTTTCTTCATTAACCTTGGTAAAGGGCCAGATGAATATCCAGTAGCCAGGCCAGAAGATAGTAGATGAGACTCTTGCCCCGCTATTATCATCTTGATCCTGCCACTGCCATCCATTCCCCTCTACATAAACCTGGCGCCTTACAATCTTGGGAGGCCAACGGTGTTTAGCATAACCGTGTGTAGCTCCAGCACCCACTATATAGAGAACGATTCCTAACAGAATACCAAGGAAAATGAACATGACTTACTCACGGTTTGTGATTGACTCCGAGGTCTCGTGCAGTCTTGACGGTCATCATATCAACAAGTGACTGACTGGTCCCGCCTCCACCACCAGAACTCAACATGACATCAGGCGTCTGACGTTGTGCGCCATATGCCGTTGCCCAGGCTTGCTGGACTTTGACGTAAGCTTCCAAACGTTCCTGCAAGTTGTTGTTAGCAGTTACCTGCAACTTCTTGGCGTCAGCTTCGGCCTTAGCCGTAGTGATAGTCGTCTGGGCTTCTAGCTTGGCAGTATCCAATGCTAAAGCGGCAACTTCCTTGTTCTTGGTTGCCTGCAAAGTAGCAACGTCCTTGTCCTGCTGAGCCTTGGTGATCTCGGTAGCCTTGATAACTTCCTGAGCCCACTTGGCCTTTGCGGCTTCCGCTTCACCCTGCTTAGCAGTAGTGATAGCGGCTTGCTCTGCTTTGCGAGCATCTACCATTGCCTGCTGAACGGCCATAGTGGCTTGCTGCTGCTGTTCGATCTGCTTCTCGATAGCTGGGTCATAGTTGATTCGCTGAATTGAGATGTTGTATGCATTGATACCGAATGTTTCAATAGGACTAATCTCTTCACGCTCAACACCAGTTGGTCCCACCTTGGGAACAACCATATCTACATTCTTCTCTACACCAGAGATGATGTCAACCTGCTTAGAGGTGTGACGCTCAGTACGGTAAACACCGTGGAGGATTTGGTCAGAGATGTGACTAATCAAGTCGGCTCTCTTTTCGGCATACGACTCTCGGCTAGACATAAGAGGACCAGTCATGAAGACAGACTTGTTGACAACCGGACGGATAAGGTCTCGATTGATAGCTTCCATAGAGTGGTAGGTAGAGTGAAGCTTAATCATCTTAGCTTCATCGGTTGGAAGATCGAATCGCAACGAACCTCCAACATTACCGTGACCACCATCATTGAAACGAACCTGGATGGTTTCATCAGTCGGCTTAGCATCTTTGACGCTGGGGTCAGCCGGAGTGATATCGAACGAATACTGAGCTGATCGCTTGTAGATAGTCAGTCGTCCAAAATTCTGCCAGTGAACTCCAGGGGAAGACCACACTTGGAGCTTACCGTCAAAGAAATTCTGTTTGACAACAATCTCATCTGCTGCCACAGTCGTTACTGAATTAGCGATGAAGATAATGCCAAGGATCAGAACAACTAATCCTCCGACTAGCTTCATAACTAATTTTGACACACTTATATCTTCTCGTTTCATAGTTTCTTCCTATCACTTTCTTCATCCTCTAAGATATCTTCATAAATCTCAGAGTAAACTTTTTCCGTCTCTTTGTTTAGGCGGGCAGCTTGAGCTTCCTTCTTGGCCACTTCGAGTCGAACCTTGGCCTCTTCTAAACTATCAGTCTTCTTAGGGAAGAGGGCCCGAACCATCTTCCATGCAGGAATCCCTACCATAAATACTGTTGTTAGAAACAATAATAGGATTAGCAATCCTTCAAATGCAATTCTCATTTGATTCTTTCCTCATATTTCACGGTACCGTAATCATTAGCGATACCATCCAAAACCAATTCCCAATCATCGGCTATTAAATCTGGCAGACTAGGAGTCCAACTCGTAGTAACGGTACAGATTCTATTCTCAGATGCCTTGATGAAATGACAGTGGTAAATGAAACCATCAGCACGGACCAGGACTTCTTTTGGAGTCCAAGAGGACCTACGAATGCGATATCCGTGTTTCATGTATCCGGCAGCAGTATGAATGTCCATAAAGCAAAAGCCAGCATGACGCCGGCCCCCTATTCTAGATATTAAATTGTATCCTACTGGTATTACGAACCAGTTTTAGTCATTACGAAATTGCTAATCTCGGCCAAAGAAGTTAGGCCCACTTTAGAGCCAACGGCTTTGCCAGCACTGAAAACCATTAAAGTAGGAACTCCACGAATACCTAGCTTAGAAGCTACGGTCGGAGCATCATCAATATCTACTTTGCAAACTTTGATATTCTCGTTGTCAGTCGCAAACTTTTCAACGATAGGTAGCTGCCTCTGGCAAGGACCACACCAAGTGGCGCCAAAATCTACCAAGACTGGTACTTCTGAGTTCAGAACTTCAGCTTCGAAATTATTATCATCTACATGCACAACATTACTCATATGGCCTCACATCAAGAACATAAATCCTACAAATTAGGTGTCAAGGGCGCGTCTTCATTTCTTGAACGTAACGTTCTCACTCAGCTTCGTAAAGAGGTCAAAAAAGGGCTTACAAGTATATAACTTGTGGGCTCTAATCATATCGAAATCAAAAGAGTTATGAAGTCCCATAACTTGCACTTCTGATTCGACTTTACACTGTTGAAAGAAATTACATAGGTTCTCTAGATATGCAAATCTATTCTTAGATCGATCCTTGAATACTCTCTGTTTCGCATAATAACAAGCAGATACTACAAAGACAACTCTTTCAGTTGGAACTAACTCACTATAATTGAGAGACATTTCGCCACGATCAATTAGTGAGTTTACATGAGGTTCAAACTTGCGGAAATGCTCATACCAAATACGAAACCTCATGCCCGCCTGACTGCCAACATAGCCCGAGATAATTTGAGTGACCGAATCTATATCCGACATCTTTAGGTCTTTGGCTCGTAGCAAAGCATCAGATGCCCACGTCCAACTTCTGGGAGATGGTGAGGCATAAACAGAATCTTCTACTTTACCACAAGCAAACTCAGGATCACTACGCAGGAAAC